AGCTGGACCCCGGGTGAGCAGGCGTAACCCCAGGCCGCCAGGGAGCAAGCGACCAGCGGGGTGATGCAGACGGTTGCGCCGCGCCGGTTCCAGGTCCAGGCGTCCGCTAGGGGCCGCTGGACGGCACCCGCAACCGCGTAGGTCAGGGCCGGCTGGCCGATGTGGCGGATCGTCGGCACATCCGACCGGGCCGCGTCATACAGGGCGCCGGCCGCGCCGGCCACCTCGCGGGCGGTCGGCTTCACAACCTCCAGCCCGGCGGCGGCCAGGGCGGGCAGCAGGGCGCCGGCCGCGCTGCCCGGGTCGACCACCACGGCGAGTGGGCTGTGCCGCTCGACCAGCTCAACCAGCCGGGGCACAGCCCACCCGGTGCCGATCTGATGGTCGACCAGCTCAACATGAGCCAGGCCATCGCCACGGCGGCCGGCTGCGCCGATGCTCGCCCACTGCCTGTCCGGGGACACGTCAAGGCCGAACGCGCACCGCCCGACGTGCTGCGAGCGCGGGTCAAGGCATGCCTGCCAGTCGGCCTCGGTGATCACCAGCCATTCGGCGGCCGGCTGCTCGTCGGGCCACTGATTCAGATAGGACCGGGCGAACGCGTCCGGGTCGAGCCGGTCATGCTCAGCGCGGATCGCGTCCTCGGCGACCGTGTAGCACAGCGACGGAATGCAGGCCCACCAGGTCGCCGGGTCGGCCGGGTCGACATCCGCGGGGGCGGACCATTCGAAGTAGGCGGCGCTGCGGCCGTCCGGCTGTTCACGGCCGGTGTCCACCTTGCCGCGCAGCCAGGTCGACGCGACGGTGCCGGCCGTGCTGACCACCCAGAGCTGCGGCTGCGGCCGGGTGATCATGGTCGGCGAGAGGCCGGTCTCCAGCTTGTTGTCGGTGCGGGCCCATGCCTCGTCTACGAATCCGAGGTCGAGGGTTTGGGAGTGGCCGGCGGACTCGTTCGGTGCGGTGATGCCCCAGCGGGATCCGTTGGCCCAGCGGATCGCTTCCTGGCCGCGCTGGCGGCGGACGGTGAAAAGCCGGGACAGCGGCGAGGCTTGCAGGGCTGGGACCTGGTCGTCCTCCCACTTGGCCAGCGCGTGGATGCGGTCCTGGGCGGTGTAGAGGACGTTCTGCGGCTCACCGAAGCCGAGGCAGCGGTGCGTCTTGACGGCCAGGCCGAGCAGCGTTTTTCCGGCCTGGCGGGGCACGGTGAGGACTACCTCGCGGTAGACGAGTAGGCCGGTGGCCGGGTCAATCTCCAGTGCGGTGTCGGCTACGTGCTGCTGCCACGGCATGAGCGGCTTGCCCAGTAGCTGCGCGACCTGTCCGACTCGCGGGCCGTACGTCGGCCGGCGACGGTTGCGGGCCGTCGAGAACCGGGGCGGACAGCTCGGCGAGAAGTCCTTGCGTGCCATCGTCGTCACCTCCACCCGACCCGGCCAGAGCCAGCAGAGTCGCTCGCAGCTCCCGCGCGACGGCGGCCGTAGCCAGCCCGGCGCCGTCGTCCAACGTGCGGGCCAAGATCAGCGCTGTCGCGGCCAGCGAGCCACTGACGGGGCCGCTGGAGGCCAGCTCGGCCAGGTCCGCGGCCACCGCGGCCTGGCAGGTTCCCCCCTCTTGATCGCACACACACACGGCCGAGACTGGCGGGTCGCAGTCGGTGTCCACTTCAGAATTCGCGGAGTCGGGCGAGGCGTAGCAACGGCCCTGTCTGCTGCTGCGCTGCGCGGAGGGCGGCGATCCTGGCGGCGGGGTACGCCGGGACTCTGACGATGGCGACGTGGTCGAGCGCGGCGCGCACGCGCTCAACCTGGCTGCGGTCGGGGGACCAGCGATCGGTGACCGGGACGAAGCCGATCGACAGGCCGCTGACTGCGCCGTCGCGGACCAGCTCGAGGACTTCGTCGCCGAGGCTGGTCTTGCTGATCTTCCAGACGCCGTGCAGGCCGTCGGGTTCGTCGCGCAGCTCGACGCTGACCCCGATGGGCAGCGTGCCGGCGTCACGCGGGTGAGTGGCGGTGAGTGGGGCCGGTGCATGATCGGCGAACGCTCCAGGCCGGAACGTTTCCAGGTAGCGACCGACTCGGATCTGGACACCGTAGGGGACGGCAATGCCGACGATCTGGCGCTGGTCCTCGCGGACCTCCAGCACGGCGTCGTAAGCGCGGGTGATGATCATGCGACGGCTCCGAGCTGGGGGCGGGCCTGGGCGGCGGGCAACGGCGGCCTGTCTTCCAGCTCACGAACCTCACCGAGGGTCAGCCATCCGCCGTCCAGTGCGAGGCCGTAAGACTGGTAGCGGCTGAGGGTGTCTGTGCGCAGCAGCGCGGCAGCGTTGAACTTCACGTATTGGCCGCGGGCCACCAAGGTGTCCATGGCCCGTTCGAGGCGGCCGAGCCACGGTTGCAGCGAGTATTTGAGGAAGCTCAAGTCTCTCGATTCGATGTTGCTGTAGGTCATCGAATTGCCGCTGTCCGAGTTGATCAACTCGGCGGGGAGGCCGTAGATGCGGGCGATCTGTTGAGTATTGAGCCGCATCGTGTCGATGAACTGTGACTCTTCGGGGGCAATCGAGACGGCTTGGAACCGCAGACCCGAACCCAGCACAGCAGTTTTGCGCCGGTCCCGGTTAGCGGCGTCCCACATAGCCAGAGCCTCCTCGGCCTGAGTTCTGCTGAGGGACGAGTCGCTGGTGAGCAGCCCTGAGGGAACCGCAGAGTCGCGGAAGAACTTTGATCCGTACTGTTCAGCGGCCAGGCCGAGGCCGATGGTGTTGGCGAAGTAGGCGATGGGTGAAAGCCCGAGCGGTTCCCCTGGCAGCGGGTAGGCGCGGCGGTGCCACAAATCGGCGCGGTCGATTTCCCGGCCGTCGAGCCGCCACACAGAGCCGTCGGGGGTGACTTGGACGGTTACCCGGTCCGGGTTGACCAGTTCGATCTGTGACGGTCTGGTGACGGTGGCCCGGTCGGCGATCACGCCCATCGCGTTGCCGCGCAGCAGGAAACTGATCATGTGCTGCCACAGCCAGTCTTGGAGATCGGTTCCGGCTGCCGGGGTGATGAGGGCGCGGGGCGGGTCAACCTCGCGTCGGTCGGCGTCGTAGACGTGCACCGGTAGCTCGCTGACAACATCAGCGAGCAACCTGACGCATGACCAGACCGCCGCTGAGCGCAGGGCGGTGTCGGCGTTGACCCGTACACCCGATGCGGATGAGGGACCGGGCCAGGCGTCGCCCACGTTGAACAACGCCCGGTCCTGACGTTTCCGGAACGGCCACACCGCGGCCGCCTAGGTGGTGTTCACAAAGGTCTTGACGGCACCGGTGTCGACTAGGGCACCATCCAACCTCAGAATGCAGCGGAATGCGACAAGATCATTTTGGAAGCGGAATTCGTCGGAGCGCTCAAACCGTACCCCGTTAACGATCCGGATGAAGTACCGCGACATGTCACCGAAGGCGATCGACTCGGCGGTGTTCGCCATCGCCGGCATAAACGGGTCCAGGTAGGACGGGTAGCCGAGGATCCGGCCGCGTTCGGTGAGACCTTGCACCGGTTGGCCGGAGGTGTCGCGCAGCTTCCGCACGACGATGTCCGAGGCATTCCTCAGTAAGAAGCCGGCCGAGGGTGCTGCCGCGTACGGCTCGGCCACCGACCCGACGAGGTTCCACAGGGCGTCGGTGCCCTGGTTGGCGGTGCCTTGGGTGCCGAGGGTGGTGCCGGTGCCGGCTGGGCCAGTCACCCCTGTGCCAGCGTCTAACAGCAGCCCACGCGGTTCGGTGGTGCCGGCGCCGTTGATCAGGTCGTCACCGTATCCGGTGACGCCGAGGCCAAGCGACAGCGCGGCCTGGCGGGCGAGGAAGTCCAGCAGATTGGTCGGCGTGTCGTTCGCCAACTCCTGGGAGATTTCGAAGTAGTTGGCGTACTTGAACGCCTTCAGGGTGACCGTTGACAGGGTCGGGTCTGACTCGGTGATCGAGGCGCCCTCGCCGATGATGTTGGTAGTGACGAAACCGGTGGACTTCGGAATTACTAGATCCTCGCCGGTGGCGGTGGTCACCACCGTCGCACCTGCAGCCATCAGCGACGAGGTCTCCACCATGTGCTGCACGATCCGGCCGTAGACATCAACACCCATGGCCTGCGTCGCCGTGGACTTCAGCGTGTCGCGGGTGTGGACACGCACCCGGCCGGTCCGGCCGAGCGGCTCAGGCACATCGGCGGGCCACTCGTCAGCCAGGTCGGCGGCGTACACCTCGATGGGTTGCGGGTTCTTGGCGAAGATCGCGGACCGGAACGCCCGTGCCGTTTCGGCGGCTTCACGGGTCAGCACTGGCCGGCCGCCGTTGCGGGCGGTCCTAGCGCGAAGTTCGGCGATCTGTTCGTCGCGTACCCGGTCGGCCTCGTCGGCGGTTTCCCGCTCGGCAGTCACGTGCTGGCGGTGTTCGGCAAGCTCGTCCGGGGTAAGGTCACGCTGCTCATCGGCGGCGCGGGTCAATATCTGCTCTGCGGCCTGCCGGGCGGTGTCACGGCGTTCGCGGAGCTGTTCAAGAAGAGTCAAGTTAAGCGCCTTCCAAGATCAGGTTGGCCGCCTCGACAATATCCTACTATCCCTAGCGGAAGACAGGAAATCCCAACTTGAAGGGACGCTATGCACCCATATGTGCGTGACCAGGGCCACCCCCGGGACCCTGGTCAACGAGCGTTCATCCGGATGGAACTTCGGCGGTCCCTCTGGAGTCCCTCGAACGTCCAGCGGGTCTTAACTACTGCCAACGCTGGCCAACGCTATTTGCGCAGGTCAGACGCATGGTCCGCAGAATCGCAACAGGTCAGGAGATCGGCCGCACAGAATCCGGCTTATCGGCCGGCTCGTCCCCCACCCTGACAAGGGCCTATGTCATTCGGCCACCTCCTCAGTCCGCACTGAGTCCGCAGAAAGAACGGCGTCGACCGCTGCGCGG